GGCGCCACGGCCCTCTACAACCAGCTGACTTTAGTAGGACATGACCGCGCAATCCGCATCTGTCAGGCGATGCTAGGGCACTCTTCGGTCCAGACCACAGAGGTTTACCTCCGACTCGACCTGGACAGAAAGGTCCGAGATGATCTGCTGGCAGGCAAGCCCATGTTTCCTGACCAGTCGGAGGCTACGGTGGTCCCACTGAGAGGAAGCGCGGATGGTACGCAAGACAGTCGAGTTGTATGAATGCGACGTGTGTGGCGCGGATGGGGAGCGCTACATCATCACATTCCCAGAGGATGGCACCTTGGCACTCGACCGCTGCGAGAAGCACGCTCGGAAGGTAGTTGCACTGAAAGACGAGAAGGGGTCGTGGCAACAGAGCAACGGCCGATCTACTTTCAAGGTGTCTTCTCTCGAAGAGATCCAGAAACAGAAGCGCTAGAGATAGAAGAATGCGCCCCCCTTTCGGGGGGCGCTTCTCGTTGGAGCTAGTTCTTCTTGAGGATGTGGGCAGCGAGCACGGCTGACCCGACCTCGAGGGAGGCTAGGAAGACCGTGCGGCCGGTGGGCTGGTCGACTGCGAAGACGACCCGGGTCACCTCACTGAGGGTGGACCCGTCCATCTTGGTCGCTCGCCAGGCGTCGAAGACGCCCAGACCAGCTATCAAGCCGATCCAGAAGATCGGCCATCTGAGGGCCTGCCAGGTTGTGTGTGGGTGTTGCAGCCGGTCCATGGCTCACGGGCCCTCAGATCGGCTCTCAGGGCTTCTGAGAGGGCATATTGGCCCTCGCCGTGAGCGCAGCGGGGCCTCCGAGGAAGGCGTAGACCGCCGAGGCGACCTGGAGCCACACCGGGATGCCGGCGCCGGCGGTCACGAAGCCGACCGCGGTGGCACCCAGCGCCACGCCGAGAACACCGAAAAGGGAATAGAACACTCCCCTGTACTTCTCGGGAATTGCTTGCAGGATCTCTTTCACTTCTTCTCCATGTGCCATTCGATGTGACGTGCCAGGCTGTCTTTCACGTCGAGCAGGATGAGTGCGTGCTCCTCCTGCGTCTTCTGGATCGAGTCCAGCTTGTCGAGCGCGGTGGGCGGCGACGAGACGTGGTGGTTGGTCGTGAGCTGTCGGTGCGTCTCAGCGATCTTCTTGTTCGGCCCGCGGGCGATGATGGCCACGACGATCGAACAGACGCCGGCAATCGCGGCGGTGAGAATCGCACCAGAAACGGGATCCATCAGGCTTCCACCGTCCTGAGCTTGAGAACGAGGATGCCTCCGGCGTCCTCCTGGTTGGTGGCCGGCGGCGGTGAGGTCTGGATGAACTGCACCGACTCGACGACGCATGGCAGGGTGCTCGAGGTCTCGCCCCTCGAGTAGGTGACCGTGGCCGCCACGTCCTCGAAGGCCTGGAGTGCCTCGAGGCGCTGACGGGCCCAGCCCTTCGTGGTGTACGTCTGACCGGACCGGGTGGTCTCGGAGTCGAAGCACAGCAGCGGGAGGGTGATGAGCCGCTGCGGCTTGGTGGCCGGCAGGGCTCGCACCAGGATCGAGTTCAGCGTCGGCCCGATCACGTTGGTCGTATTGAGGTTGACCCTGATGCTCGCGTACTGGAGCGGGTCGGCCGGCATGTCGATCGAGGCGTCAAACTCGGCCTGCGTGTCCAGCACGCCGCCCGTGGTCGTGGTCCCGTCGCTGTCGATGATGTCCACCGACATGCTCGAGAGGAAGACCCAGTCGGCGTTGACGTCGACGTACTTGAAGGCCTTCGGCTCGACGCTGTGGAACCGGATCCGGCTGGTCTGGATCCAGCCCTCTTCCACCGTCGAGGACTCGTGCTGACGGTAGACGACGCCGTCGTAGAGCACCAGCGACCGGGTCCTGCCCCCGTAGGGCGATGGTCCGTACTGAGTTGTCAGGTCGGTGATCTCGAAGCCGGTGCCGACGCCGGAGTCCGGGATCTCCACGTCTCGGGCGTAGGGGAATGAGAGAGGGGCGAGCTCGATCGTGGTCGGCACCCGGTAGGTCCGGGCTACATCGTAGACGGACACCAGGAACGAGTCGCCCCGGGCGCAGAGCGCACCGACGCCACGGAAGAAGTTGTCGGGAGTCCCGTCGTAGTGGGTGTTGTCGATGAGGAGCGGCCCGTAGGTGATCGAGCCGTTGGACTCGATCTGCCCGACCCGGAAGCCGAGGTTGGTGCCGATGCCGATGTACTGGCCGGCCACCATGGCAATGTGGGTGACGAGCTCGCCGGTCGGCATGACCGCGGCGGTGATGGCGCCGGTCAGGGCGGGCAGGCCGCCGTCCGCCTCGAGGGACACCATCTGGATGGAGGAGTCCTGGCCGTCGTGGCCGGCGAAGTAGATGGCCGAGGGGCCCTCGGCCATGGCGGTGTAGGTCCAGTTGGGCTGGGGGCAGGTGAAGAACGGCGCGATGGGCGCCGCCCCGTTGTCGGGTGTGCCGGTCACCGAGGGTTGGAAGAGGTCGGCCCCCTCCCACGCCCAGGTGCGGTACTTGGCCCAGCCGATGTGAAACTCCGGGCTGCTGGAGGTGACTGAGGGGGCCAGCTCGAAGTAGCCGTTGCTCGACCCCGACAGGTCGATCTGGTAGATCAGGCCCTCGTTGGTGATGCCGTAGACGTAGCCGGCGTACGTGACGTCCTGGAAGCCGCCACTGGGAGCGGCGATCAGCGAGGAGAAGGTGCCGAAGCCCTCGTCGAGCAGGAACATGTCGCCCACGGCGTTGAGCGCGAAGACGCGGCCCCCCCGGGCAAGGACCCGAGTGGCGTCCCCGGCGCCGATGGGCATGGGGACCTCGTCGAGCTTGCGGAGCAGGGTCACCTTGCCAGGCTCGAAGACGTCGACTCCGTAGGAGTCCCAGAAGCCGGTGAAGTCGCCCTCCGTGTTGTTCGGCTCGTAGAGGAAGCCGCGGCCCGAGTGGAACGAGGCCTGGGACCGGCGCCAGAAGCCGGCCAGGGACTGCTCGCCAGGGTCTCGCTCCGTGTCGAACTGGTCCTTGGAGACCGACAGGGTCTCGATCTGGGAGGGCAGGTCCTGGGAGGTGGCGAGCCGGAACGGCACGCCTCCCACGACGACGTCGTATTCGGAGCCATCGCCGGTGTAGGGGATGCTCGGCACGGCTTACCTCCCGAGGTAGTTCGGTCGCATGGGGTACTGCTCGAGGAGCTCGCGGCGCTCTTCGGCGATGCGCTGCTGGGCGAGCGCGTACAGCTGGGTGGCCGTGCGGCCGGCGTCCCCGGCCTGGATCAGCTGGGCCCTGCTGACGTTCTCCACCGAGCCGAGCTGGAGGCGAGCCGGCTCGAGGAAGCGGATCATCCGGGCGGTGACCAGGTAGACGATCAGGTCCTCGTAGGACTCCGGGATGCCGGCGGTGGCGAAGTCGGTGGTGAGCTCGCCGAACTGCGCGGCGTAGACCACCTTGATGCTCGCGCCGGGGATGCACCCCTGGATGAGGTTGAGCTGGGGGGTGGCCGTCTTCTCGAGCTCCCAGTCGACGACCGGGTGCCAGTAGTCGGTCGGGTCCTGGCTCCACTTCATCTCGACCCGGAGGATCTGCTCGACGTCGGTCGGCAGGGCATAGCTCACGTCGATGACCGTGCCGTCGAGGGTGGTCTCCTTGACCTGGTAGAGCTTCGGGAACAGGCCGGCGATCGTCTGGTCGATGGCCTTGCCGATCTCGAACCGCGGGAACGCGGGGTCGAAGGTGACCATGGCTGCGTCGGCGTGGGCCGCCGCGGTCGACCCGCGGTAGCCGCGGCCGAAGCCGGCCACCGTCAGGGTGACGCCCGACACGGACGAGATGTAGAAGAGCTCGTCGTCGATCTCGAGCACGCCACGGCGGGCGCCGTCGCCGTTGTCCACCGTGATGGTGGTGGCGCTGTCCGTCAGGGCGCCGGCCAGCTCGGTGACCGTCTCGTGGACCCCGGTGTAGGAGTGCAGGTGCGAGGTGATGCTCTCGATGAGCTCAGACCTGGTGGTCACAGGGTCCTCATCCCTTGTAGGCGGTGCCGGTGAGCTCGCTCACCCGGACCGCTGCCTGGACGTCATGGGCTCGCGTGCTCGCCGGCTGGATGCCGTTCTTGCGAGCCTTGGCGTACTCGTCGAGCGTCTTGTCCGCCTTCTTTTGGACGGTGAGCGCCTCCCCGTCGAGGGCGTTGGTGCGGAGGTTCTTCGCCCTCACGCAGGCGCCCCAGGACTCGTGGTCCTGGGTGCGGCAGCCGGTGGTGCAGGCCATATGGGCTCCTAGATCAGGGTCGGCGAATAGCCGGCGGCGATGAGCTCCTGGGCGACAGCACGGGAGATCTCGTACTCGAAGCCGCCGCGGAAGTAGTCGACTCCCGCCTCGAGCCCGTCGAGGAGCTCGGCTGACGGGGACCGCACCGCGGTCCAGGTCCCGTTGATCTTCACCAGCGAGCTGGCGTAGGTCAGCCGGTAATAGGCCAGGACCCGGAAGGGGCCGCTGGGGTTGACCCGGAACGGCTCCTCGTGCGTCGGCGGGGAGAAGAGGTAGACGTCGACGGGCACGCCGCCCACCCAGCTGACCGTGCCGGCGGCCGTCCCCTTCGGGACCCGCTTGCCGGCCGCGGATCCAGACCGGGCCGTCGACCCGGAGGCCGAGCCGACCTTGCCGAGCGGCATCTGACCCTCGGCCGCGCCGGCCCTGGCGACCGCGCCGGCGGCTGACCCGACTGGAGCGCGAGCCCCAGTGGCCGAGCCGGCCCGAGCAGTGGTGCCGGTGGCACCGCCCTCGAGGTCGGCGGCGCCGGCGGCCGAGCCGGCTCGCAGGCTGGTGCCGGAGGCGGAACCAAGCGGGTGGTTCTGTCCTGTGGCGGAACCGACCCAGCTGACGGCGCCGGCGGCGGGACCACCGTTGCCGTCCAGCAGGGGGGCCTCACCGGCGGCAGTGCCGCTCCAGGTGACCGATCCGGTGACCGATCCCTCCGGGGCAGTGACTCCGGTGGCGGATGCAACCCACGTCACAGAGCCACTGGCGGTGCCCTCGTGGACCGCCGCCCCAGTCGAGCTCCCAGAGGAGCTCACAGACCCCGTAGCGGAGCCCTCAGAGGCCCTGGCGCCGGTCGCGGCGCCGGTCCAGGTGATGGTCCCGGAGGCAGAGCCCTCCTGGGCTACGCCCTGCGTGGTGGCGGACTCGTAGTCCGACCACAGGCCCTCACGACTGGCGTCGTAGGTGTCCGACCAGGAGGCCCGCTCGACGTCGGAGGTGTCGTAGCCGGCGAAGTCCACGGTGATCGTGGCACCGGAGTCGGTGATGGTGACGTAGCCGTACTGGCGGAGGTTGCTCGAGCCACTGGTGGGGTAGGGCCCACTGGTATAGGGCCCGCCCTTGTTGGAGAAGGTGTTGAACCAGGGGGCGGCGTGCAGGATCGGGATGCCGCCAGGACTGTTGGTGCCGTCATCGGCGGCGACCGCGTGCATGTCACCCGAGAGCCGGATGATGTTCTTCCCCGAGCCGGAGAAGAAGGTGGCCAGCTCCTGGCGCTCAGTGTCGTAGGCGAACCACTCGTCGTCGGGACTCGAGGCCGTGCCGTTCCAGGGCGTGTCCCCGACCCAGAAGATGACGGGCTCGGTGGCCGCGTCGATCTCGTCCTTGAGCCACTGCTTCTGGGTGGTGCCCAGCATGGTCTTCGAGGAGTTGTCGGTGGCGTCGTTGTCCGACTTGAAGGACCGCTCGTCGGTGATGATGAAGCGGACCCGGCCGTACGCGAAGCTCTGGTAGATGCCGGTCGTGCTCGGCACGACGTCGTTGGGCACCCGCTCCCGGAAGATCGCGTTCGCGGTGGCATTCATCGCGGACGAGGCGGCGCCGTTGTTGTCGCTCGACCAGTCGTGGTCCGACCAGGTGTAGTACGTCGGGACGTTGGCGGTCATGTCGCCCATCGACGTGGCGAGGTTGCTGTCGAAGCCGGTGTAGAAGGCCGACGAGCTGCCGGGGTCCTCGTAGTGCAGGTCCCCGTTGATGATGCAGAGATCGGGGTCCCGGGCGATGGCCCGGGTGAAGGCGTCGGAGTCGTCGCCGGTGGTGTTGCAGGAGCCGAAGGCGAAGGTGAAGCTGGCCTGGGCCCCGGCGGACGGCGCGGTACGGAAGGACCCCGTGGTGACGGTGTCCAGCGTCCCGTCCGTGTCGATCCCGTAGTAGTACTGGGTGGCCGCCGATAGGCCGGTGATGGTGAGCTTCACCAGGTTGTTGCCGTTGATGGCCACCGAGCTGCTGCTCACCGGGCTCGAGAGGTCCGAGGCCGTGGACACCTTGAGGGTCGCGTTCGTTCCGCCGGTCACCTTGGCGACGACGGTGGCGCCCGAAGGTGTCACCGCGCCGACCCAGAGGTTGGTGACGGACATCAGGCAACCCCCCTCACGCGGTAGGTGTAGAGCGTCGACGGGGTGAGACCCGTGTCGGAGTACGACGTCGTGCCGTGGCCGGTGACGATCACCACGTCGTCACGCTCGATGTCGTACGACGTGGCGCCCGAGACGGCCGACCAGCTCAGGTTGATCTGGGTGTCGGAGACCGCGGTCGCGGTCAGAGTGGGGGCCACCAGGTTGGTGCCCGTGGCCTCGCCGACCCACGCGATGGCGCCGGTGGCGGAGCCCTCGCCCAGCACAGCGCCCGCGGTGGGGCGCAGGGCGAAGATGATGCCGGCCATCGAGAGGCCGCTCTCACCCGTGAAGGTCAGCGTGCCGGTGGCGCCGGCGGTGGCCTGGATGAGGTCGGCGCCGGCGGTGCGCCGGCCGGGGTTGCCGAGGTTGAAGACCTGGGACATCGAACCTGGCACGGTCATGCCGGCCGACGACCAGTCGCCGATCGCACCGGCGATCAGCATGGCCCCATCGGTGACGGTGGTGTTGCTCACGCCCACCGAGGCGGTGCCGGTGGCCGTGGCCGCCGTCATGTCGACGGGCGTGGTGGTGTCCACGCCCGAGTAGGCAGTGATGGCGACGGAGGTGCGCCCAGAGGCTCCCGACCAGCTGTAGTTGGCCGGCTCGCCGGCCGCGCTGGTCACGACCTTGTAGGCGTACGTGATCCGCTCGGAAGCTGAAGTGGTCGCCGAGCCGATGGTGGTGAAGCCAGACGGCGGTGTGCCGCTGGCGGCCGAGGTGCCCATCGCGGTGATGAGCACGTCGCCATCGGCGAGCCCGGTCGGCTTCGTGACTGCGCCCGGGGCACCGTTGGCGGTGATGGTCTGGGTGTTGCCCCGGACGATAGCCATGAGCCCTCCAGGGTCAGGAGGCGGTGCCGGTGATGGTCAGCCCGGTGAGGGTGTACTCGCCGGCAGCGTTGAAGGTCTGGTCGCCGGTCAGCGCGAAGTAGCCGTAGAAGGTGGTCTGACCGCTGTTCCAGAGGCCGACGTGGGTGCAGGCGCCAGAGGCGGCGCCACCCGTGAAGGCGACGTCGACGGTGGCGACCATGTCGCCGTTCGCGGCGGTCTCCCAGGTGATCGCCTGGAGGCCAGCAGAGGTCTGGTTGGTGGTGCCGGCGGCGTTGGGCGCCGCGGTGTACAGAAGCGCGTGGGTGGCAGCAGCCTGGATCGCAGCGTTGCCAACGTTCAGCGCGGTGTCGTTGAGGCCAGCGGCCATGACGAAGCTCCTTGGTCAGGGTGGGGAGGGGTGGGCCCCGAAGGACCCACCCCTGTAGATCCCAGAGGGATCAGAAGGTGTCGATGCTGGAGACCGTCTCCACGCGCCAGAGGGCTTCCTGGCGGTAGATGCTCCAGCCGGCGATGCCGTGCCACGACAGCGGGCGGAACCGCATCATGGTGTCGGTCACCGGGCCGATGATGATGTGGGGCTCGACAGCCACCACCTCGGCGAGGCACTGCGAGCCGAACAGGTACGTCCGGTAGACGTCCTTGCTGGCCGCACCGTCGCCCGAGACCTTGCAGCGGGGGGTCTCGATGTACGAGACGCCGCCGAAGACCCCGACCTGCTCCATCCACAGGTTGTTGGGCGCGACGTTGTTGTGCGGGTAGCGCCAGCCCAGCTCGCCGGTCTCACGACGGAAGTCGTAGGCCACGTCCGGGTGGATGAAGGCGCCGAAGGTGTTGCCACCCATCTTCTCGATGACGCTGTCGCCGCGCATCTTGGCCACGAGGGTCTGCGGGATCGCGCTGCACGCACGCGGAGGTCCACAGACTCGGCCTGCGACCGGGCGACGAGGTTCGCCACCGCGGGGTCGATGTCCGAGAAGGTGAAGGTCCGCAGGCGCAGCGTCGGGATGACGGTCTGGCCCATCTCGTTCAGCGTCACGGTCACCGTGCTGGTGCTCGGGACAGCCTCAGAGTCGGGGTTGACCGTCTCCGACAGGTTCGTCGTGTTGGCGGTCAGGTCGTTGTACAGGTTGAACACGACGGTCTCACCGGGGT